TATTACCTCCATTATTTCCAAACGTAGCTAATGCATTTACAGCAGCTACACCTCCACCTGCTATACTTTCCGCAGCTGCTCCTAGTCCTTGTATCTCTTTACCTCCAAACATTTGAGCTCCTCTTTGACTGATAGGAGAAAATGTATCAGCAAATTCACTACTAAAAGAACGAAAGCTATCTCCAAAAAAGGGAAAGTTAAATCTTGCTATAGGATCTTTATTAACTGTATACAAGCCCTTATAAAAATCTAACCCGGGGTTATTAGAATTATAACTTCCTGTACTATTACGAGGTGATAGTATATTCATATACCCATCAATAAATGAACGCAATTGCGAATATTGTAACTCATAAGCAGTTATATATGCAGAAGGTGCTTCTTTTCTTAAACCTGAATTTCTTGGTACTGAAGTCCAATCATATTGCCCAACAATATCATACGACCCCGCTTTGCCAGCGTCTGTGCGTATTCCTTCGTATGGTTCTTTCTTAGGCATATAATTATTTATCTACAAGTTATCCTGGCTGCATACTATAAGTGGAATTTAAAAAATTAGATTTAGCATCTGCATACCCTGGTCCCTGCATAGTACCAGACATATCATTGTTGCCTTGATTTTGCATTATTATTGGCGGTGTATTATTTCCTTGGCTACCCACCATCTGTGCTGTAAGTTGAACTAACTGCGCTAAAAATTTATTAGATTGCTGTATTTCTGATACTACAAATTTATCATAAACGTGTTTTTCTCCTAAGACAGCAGCTTGTACCTCACGACCTGCTCTCCCTATACCTCTAATAAAAGAAGTTATTTTACTACCTTCTTCCTTACCTCCATATGAACCAGTGCGTTTACCAGCATTCATTACACTATTGAACATATTAGACAAAGCACCTCCTTGCTTCATTCCTAATATATCATCCTTTTGGTTAAACTTTACAATAGTACCATCGTTAAATCTCGCAAAGTCATCTGCATATACTACTCTTTTAAAAGCTTCTATTGGAGATTCACCTCCAGGGGCTAGGGCTTTGAATGCAGCTCCTACTCCTTTACCAACTTTAAGAAACTTACCAGCAAAGCTTTTTAATCCCCCTACAATAGAATTAACTATAGATGTAAATATCTCAACAAATTTATCTTTAATAGAACCAAAGAAATCACCCGCTTTACCTAGCACAAACCCTGTCCCGGAAGCGATAGACTTACCAGCATTAGCTAACCAAGATATGACGCTTCCAACAAATGGTAGCGCTGCATTAAAATGTTCCCCAGCTTCAGCCCACTCACCTCTAAACACCGCTCCTATACCTTTACCTAATGAAATAATATTTTGTATTCCTGGCAATTTCATAGCAAAATCTTTTATCTTACCCCACATATTAAATTGACCTCCTGTAGGATCAATCCCTTCCTTTTCTTTCTTAGCTTGATTTAAATCATATAATAGTAATGCTCCATCAATTATCGCAGAAGCTATGTTTGTGACTCCAAACGGTAATAAATTTAAAATACCAGAAGCGAATTCAAAAATTGCTGGTATATATTCTCCTTTCTTCCATCTTGCTATACCAAATCCAAAGCTGAATAAAGATCCTATAACAGGAATAAACCTACCAAATTTTAATAACCTACCCCCTATGCCTTTAGCTAAACTTGCTAATATTTTACCTAACTTACCACCTTTCATAGCTTTAAAAAACCCACTAGCTAATTTGCCCATAGGCTTAAGTAGCTTGGGTAGAGTTTTAACTACAAACTGAGCAACAGGACCTATAAAGTCAGCAATCCAAGCAGCAAATGCTGTAATACCTGCACCTAAAGCTAATAATAGAGGAAATTTTAGTTTTGGAGGTTTATCTTCTTTAGCTTTTTCAATAGAACTTTTTACCTTTCCAACAGTAGTTTTATCTCCTCGGGCAGTTTCACCTTTTTCATCAGGCGTCATTTGCTTTTCTATTTTGAAGAATTCTTTAGCAAATACAGTAGTTTGGTTTGTGATTCTAGTTCTTTCTTGAGCTGTAAGAGTGGTTGATTGCTTTTTAAGTACATCACGATCTTTTACAGACTCCCTTTTATTGTCTGCATTTGAACTAATTAACTTATCAACTATATTTTCGTCTGCCACATATATATTTATGTAGTAGTCGTGGCATCAAACAGTGAAGCGTCAATAGTTATAGTAGTATCATCGATAGCTAACAAATCAGCTTCGTATTTTACTAATTGACCAAGAAAAGCAGTAATATCATCATATAACTCTAAGGGTAACTGCTCAATTATTTTAACTCTATCAGTTACTTTTAAGTCTTCAAATTCCACTGTTTCATCTTCTATAGTTATTGACTTAATAGTCTTTAATAGTTCAAAAATGTAAATAAGGCCCATAGCTTCAGAAAGATCTTCTGATTTTAAATTATCTATTTCTTGTATACACCTTTTAACTATAACGTTTTCTTGTTTAAGAGTAGGTAAACGTAAGTCAACTTTTATGTTATCAATTTTAACCTGTTTTTCTAATTTAAAGTTTGGAACTTTTTTAGCTTTTTCTAATGCTGGTTTTAATGAAACAACTTCGCCGTTATCTGCTTTAATTTGGTCTCCTAAGGAATAAACTCTAAGAGCTAACAGTGCTGGTACTCTATCAAATGTATAAAAATCATCACCTTGTATGTTATCATTAATTACATCATTGATAGCTTTAGTAAATTGCAATGCTCCTAGTACACCATTTACAGCTGTTGAAATAATATCTTTTTGCTGTCTTAGAGTAATTTGTTTAGCTATAGTTTGTTTAGCAGTAGATGGTATAAAGACTTTAAAATCCTTTTTAAGCTCTGACAGCTTACTAATAAAATCGCTTGTTGATGTAGCCATGATTATATTTAACTAGTTATCTAGTTTTGCAACTTCAGTACTACTTTCTTCATTTTCTCTTTTGTATAGATCCATATAATCGATTATATCTAGAAAAGTACTATTTAGTAAAAAAGTAACGTCATTTATTCGTTTGCTTAAAACAAACAAATACTCTCTATATGTAAATGGATCAATACAATCATAAAGATTTTCAAGCAAAATAAAAGGCGATGCATTTAAAAAATCTAACTCCATTTTATCTTTACCAGTAAATAAACTGTAAATTAATGCATGTTTTTTATCCTCAATAAACTGTGCAATAGTTGATAAAACATTAGCCGGGAGCGAGTTAGTAATAAGAACAAATTCTTCATTAGTAACATCGTTTAAATTTATAGATTCATTATCTATCTGTATGTTATGAATAACACTAAAAATACTATCCGTGTCAATTACAAATTTGGATGGATAATCTAAAGTAAGAGTTATATTATCCATTTGTTTTTCCTCTCTTATATCTATTATTTCATTTAGATTTTTTAATATATACGATATACTTACCTCTTTATCTTTATTATTTAAATTTAAATTTACGGATTGTTTTATACATTTTTCTCTCAATAACGCTAATGTTATAAATTTTTCTACAACATTTAACCCCTTAGTTACCAGTAAACTTTCAAATATATCTAATCTAAAGTTAGATGAATTATTAAAAAACAATTTACTATCTTTGAATAAAAATTCTTTGGTAACTACTTCCTTACCATTAGGAAGCTTAAAGACGCAATCCATATATTATATAGTTAAAGACCTAGAAAAGGTAAACCCGGATCGTTGGTCGGAAGAGGTCTATAATTACGAAATGCAAAAGTAACGGATTTCTGTTTAAACTCTTCATCGTTATAATTTAAACTATAACCTTCTACATTTGTAGGAAACACCTGTTCAAATATATAGCCCTTCCTTAATTCCATTCTATTATTATATTGACGCAGAGTAATATCGGGACATATTAATCTTCTCTCTAATAGCCCATCATTACCTATTGCTATCATCCACGGTCTAAAAAATGAATGCTCTATATCATCTTGTGTATCAAAAAAGTTTATAGCTAAATTTTTAGATAAAAAATCTACACGTTTATTAAGAGCATAGCCTGGTAAAAACCCTCCTGTGTTTTGCGCGCCTGCAATGTCAAATTGAGAGTTTTCATTAGGAACTGTTACCTCTCGTGCAACTAACATATTACCATTTTTTTCGAATAACCTTGGTTCGGTTACATCTCTCCAACTATTTTCAGATGAATAAGATTTTCTAGCAGAGATATTTATCTGCGGTATTAAATCATTATTATAATTAAAATTTACTTTCCAAAGAAATGGGTGTGAAAGAAAGAACCTTTCACTATAGCTATACCCATCTAAGAAGTCATATTGCTCGAACGCCATTAATAATATTTAATCGCGATAGTACTTATGCTATAGCAAAGTCTTTATAGAAGTGGTAAGCAAAAGTAACATCGAAGCTTAGAACATCACCAGTACCATCAGCTATATCATAACTTACGTCTCCAATGTTTCTAATTGAAGCACCTACAAGCTCAATATTTCTAACATCATTAAGTGACTTATCAACTTGAACTAAATTTATAACTGACTCAGTACCTGGCATTCCATATTCTCCTACAGAGGTTTCATTATTAAAAACTAACCTTGAAGCTGCTTCAAACTTTGTTCTTAATAAACAATCTTCATCATGGTAAAAAGAAATAGTATACCCTCCACCTGTTGGATAAGTAGCTCTACCTGGAACATGAAACTCTTGACCAAAGTAATTTACTACTTTATCATCAATGTTTCTTCCTGGTAGGGTTGCTGTTTTAGCATATACTAAATCATTATCACCTACAAAGTCAATTCCTCCTGTCAGTGAAATGTTTCTAACTCGAAAAAGAAAATCTCTCGAAAATTGATTTTCTGCTGCTTTGGTAAAGAAGTTTTGAATTGTTGTTGCCATAATAATATTTAGTAAATTTTTCTATTAACCGCCAATTAACTCTTGGAAATTAGCATCTGTTCTTGTAGCGTAGAAGTTAACTAATATAAACTCTGCTGTTCTAGTAGGTTTAATGTAGATGTCTACAACTAACTCATTTGCATCTATTACTGATGGTGTATTGTTTCTCTCGTCACATACAATCAAGTAATCATATAACCCTTCGTTATTCTTAGCTCTTTCAAACAGAGGAGTTAAAGCATTAACTAATCTCGTTCTAGTAAACTCTGAGTTCTGCTCAAATACAAACTGACGGGCTAGCTGCTTAGTAGGTCTTTCAAGTGATAAGAATAATCTTCTAACATTAATTCTGTCGAATGCACTTGGCTTCTTCTGTAAGGTCTTCTGCCCGAATATTACTATTCCAGATCCTGGGAATTGAGCTATTGGATTAATGTTAGCTTTATAAAGCTCGTCTCTCTGCTTCTGATTAGGATTAATCGCTGCATCATTAGCGAATGAAATTAAGCCTCTTGTAAATCCTGCTGGAGCAAACCATGGGAATGTCACAGCATCTGTTCTAGCCATTGCAGCTGCTGCATATCCAGAAGATGGGACCCAGCATTGTTTACCTGCATAGCTATCATTTATAGCCATCCAGTTACCATAAACTGCTGCATAAGAAGTATTTTCATTTGCAAACTGATGTCTGATTGGCCAGTAAATATCAGTTTGGAAATTCTTTGTCTTATCTGCTAAGATCTTTGTATTAGCTCCTTTAATAAGAATTTGTCTTATAGGATCAGCAACAAATATACAATCACCTCTTTGACCTCCATCGTAAGGTGGTTTTACAAATGCTTCAAATTTATTAAAGACAGTTGAGTAGTTATTTCGTAATGTTATCGAAGTTGCTTCAGAAACATCACCAGAAGTTCTTAAACCATTTACAGCAGTTGCTACTTTTGCGCCATAATCTTCATCATCATAATAGAATGTTTCTGCTGCACTTGCTACTGCATGAATAGTTCCTAGACCAGCTTCAACTACCACATCAATATTGTAAACTTCATCATTCTTAATGTTATCTAATGATCTTTCAAGCTTAGTCGGTATATCACCTAAAAACTTAGTAGTAACTGTTTCACTAGTAAATTGACCTAATGGGAATAGTTTATTAGCAAAACTTGATAGTCGAAAGCCGTTGAAAGTTGATGTAAAATTCGAAGCACCTCCTAATCCTGTGGAATTTAAACCTGTATTAGTAGCAGTTCTACTTTTTGTTCCAGCAGTAATGACTGCTACAGTAGGTTTATTTTCATCATTTAATCCATCACCTCCTAATAATCTTCTAGAAATATTATCATTAACAAGAACTTTAATGTTTTGTGAATTATCTCCTACGTTTCCTAAAAACGCTGTCTTATCAGCCCCTCCGTTAGGATTAAGCTGAACTCTATGTGAGTTTATTGAACCAACAATATTATCAGTTAAAACATAATCTAATTTAGTTGCTTCATTAGCATAAATTGATTTACGTAATTTAAATACTCCAATGTTTAAGTAGTCGTTAAACGATCCCGCTTCTAAGTCGTAATCTGTTAAGTTCTCAACAACTCTCGATATACTTTGACTAGAACCGTCTGTAGGTGAAGATGTTAAGCTAAAAGTCAATGATTTAGCAGGAACATCTATCATGTCTGTAGGCTTTGTTTCACTGCTATCTGTATTTACAGCCTTAACACCAGATATGACGTCAAAATTAGTAGCAGGATTAAACTGTTGTATACCAGCAATACCTACATATGTACCTTCAAAACCATTATTATTAGCTAATTGAGATTTATTTAAAATAACAATTCCTCCATTACCAAGCAAACTAGCGTTGATGCGCGAAGTATCAGTTGCAGTATTTGCCCAGTTAATAGATGAACCGTCAACAGCGGACAAATATTGTGATTCTGTTAGTTCAACATGAGCAGGAGCTCCAATAACAATAGCTCCGGAGGTAACGTTACTCAAGGTGGTAGGAACACCACTTCTATTAAATCCAGATACTGGATATACTAACGCTGAATACTTTGATCCAAATCCATCTCCATTTCCGGTACCATATGGCAATCTTCCTGCATAAACTGTTGCTGGTGAATTTAAAAGCTCACTTATTGTGTAATGAAAATATTTCTCTGCAGCATTTGTAGGGGGACCAAATAATTGAGTTAATTCTTGCTTAGTGCTAACTAACAAGACTTCATCGAGAGGACCCTGCTGAGCAAAGCCGGTAACGTAGATGCTAGTTCCGGCGGCTGCAGGTGCTGTAAAGGAAAGATCTGATTCTCTTATTTCTACTCCAGGAGAGTTTATTGTACGCTGTGCCATAAAATTATTTATCCTAATTCAGGTTAATAATTTCAAAAACTGATAACTTCTGTATGTAATTGTGAGTAAACAAATGTAAATCCTGAAGTAATTTCATCTGCATCAGTATAACTGTAATTTACTGCTTCAACTGTAGTAGGAAATGCTTTAGTATATGTAAATTTTATACGATTGTTATTAAATTCATCCTTACCATAAATCGTTAAATCAGTCTGATAGTCTTGAAAATCTGGCTGATTTTCGTTAATCTCTCTTACATTATAACGTCCTTCGTATTGATCATGTAATAAATTTAACCATGAATACATTGTCCAGTAGTTTTTATACTCATTATCAATTTTAAATCCTATAGAAACAGGAGGGTAAGGATTTTTCGAATGAGAAGATACATACAAGGTACTTCCTGCGTATCTATTATCTACAGCAGGTACAGTGATTTCTGGTACAGCTGCCCCAAATATAGAAAATTGAACTGAGTCTGGTATAATAGAATCGTTAGTTTGATTAAATTTTTTACTAAATTCTTTTAGTATAGGCGGTACATCAAAAACTAATAAAAACTTATCAGCTCTTGATTTGTTCAGCATAGACTGCTGCATAGTGTTTCTAGCCATATAATATATTTATTCCTTTAATATACCTGCTTGCCAGTTATCAGGAGGAGCCTCGCCTAACATAGTAAAGCCCATTGCTTTTAATTCATCCATCTCATCCTCACTCTCCTCACCCATACCAAATACTATAGCTGATACATTGTTGTTATTACCTCCAACTATTTCTTCATCAAGATATATTGAAGTAGGATCTTCGAAGTACTGAACACCAAAATCCATAGGCTCTATAACGCAAGGCTTACCCATATCATCTACTTCTACTATCTCAAAAAATCTTTCTGTTATTTCTTTTTCTAAAATAAACAAAGCATAAAGCATAGCCATAACTCTATCATCATGAAAACCCCCTCTAGCTTTCCATGTACCATTTGGATACCTTACAAAGTTTCTTAACTCAGTTACTGTATCTGCTTCTCTTATTGTAACAACTCTAACCTCATTCATAAAGTATCTCATATTAAGAACACCTTTATACTTTGTATTTGTATGAGCTATCATACCCCTCATAACATTTCTTCGATGAGCATTTTTATTACCATATGAAACTATTTTATCGTAGCTTAAATCTTCTGACAGCCTATCCACTACCTGNGCGCCACAATTGTTTCT